GTGGGGTGGATTTATGCAGAAGGTGAAGTATGACTTTGCCGCTCACCTAGGTGCGCATACATCTGCCCTACTATCTTACTATCCGCCTGGTGGGTTTGTGGGATGGCATACTAACTTTGATGCCAACGCATATCAAGTCTTGTTCACATGGTCAGAGACCGGAGAAGGTTTCTTTGAGTACTATGATAAAAAGACCGACGAAATCATAAAGATTCCGGATGTGCCTGGCTGGCAATGTCGTCACTACTATTTCGGTGCAGGTCATGAAGAAGACCTACACTGTTGGCACGCTGCGTATGCAGGCTGTCAGCGCATTACCCTCGCATATAAATTTGTGAATAATGGTAGTGTGGATAATCCCGAAGATGCGCAAGCAAGACAGATGCGTGATATGTTAATTGAAGAGATTGAAAATGAAGAATAATGATGTGGTGACAGTAGTCACAGTAAGTGGAGAATACGTAGGTCGTTTGGATGGTATGAATAGTAACGGTACAGTTACTCTCAAAGACCCGCGTATGTTGATTCATGGCGATCAAGGTATCGGTTTTGCACGTGGTGTGTGTATGACAAGTAAGGAAAATCCTGAGAAGGTTTCTTTCCAACAGTATGTTCTATGCACACTAACTAATGATGATTTTTCCGCCGCATGGACGGAAGCAACAAGTGGAGTGAAATTAGTAGTATGATAGGACCAGAAGATAAAAAGAAAGTCGCAGATGCGATTAGAGAGATGTCTGACAGTATGTTACGTATTGATGCAGAGAAAGAGTTGATGAAGGACATCGTCGATGTCACTAACGAGAAGTACGGTGTTGATAAGAAGCACTTCCGTAAACTTTCTACTATCTATCACAAGCAGAACATGGAAGAGTCTCGCACAGAGGCTAATGAAGTTTATGAATTGTACGAGGAACTATTCCAGTAATGCTTTTGACTGCCGGTTGTAGTTTCGTCTGGGGAGACGAACTGAAAGGGTTTGATGATGTCCCACCGACTCATTGGCCACTAACCTTTACTCATCTGCTCGCGGATAAACTCGATATAGAGTATGAAAACCGTGGGTTTTGTGGCGCATGTAATGATAAGATCTTTAGAGAGGTCATTGACTTCTTGCACTCCAACCCTAATAAAGTTACTCATATAGTAGTCCTGTGGTCTGCATGGCAACGCAAAGAAGTTGTGGAGTACATGCCGCCTAAACGAGAAAAGAGTATTGGTAGGCAGACCAGTACCACGCAGTTTTCTCAATTGCGCACTAATACCATATATGATAGAAGTATTAGGGACTCTTATGAAAACATGTTTAAGAACGCATATGATTCTAAGACAGACATTATGCACACTATCAGTAAGATGAAATCACTTGAAGTAATATGTGATGCGGCAGGGATACAATTGATTCAGGGAGTGTTTCATTCAAGGAATTGGTCTAACATCATGTCGATACTATCAGACAAGTGTCCGGATGATGCTTCAGGAAAAATACAAAATAAAGAGTTTCTTATCGATTCCATTCCAGACTACAAAAAGTGGTTGTTAGATTCTATAGGGTCTTTGAAGAATACTAGTCGTATAGGTATGGGTCGAGATAAAGACCTATTTACCATCTGTAGATCAATAGATGATATGAAAGAGTTTGGTCATCCAGGCGAGAGGAGTCAAGTCATCTTTGCAGACTTTCTACACGAAACTTTCGCAAAGATTGGTCAATAATTACTTGACATCCCCCTCATAATATAGTATAATTCACCTCATGTTACTAATAACTATTGAGGTGTTTTATGCTAGTTCAACTTGAAGTAGACGATGATAGTATTGATCAATTGATGGTCAAAACATTGTCTGACAACATTCTATACCTATGTCCCAAAGAAGAAAGCGAACTCATAGACGCGATGAAATGCGTTTGTGACTACTTTAGCGTGGAGGGTATATAGTGAGTTATCAATCAAACATTGCCAGAGAGTACGCTGTACTACTCGCAAAGTCGGGTTCTAACCCCAGTCCTAAACAAAAGAAAGAGTTAGCGAAACTTCTAAAACTACTGCGTAAGACAGTCTAATGAGATTGCGCATAGCATCGTTCCTCGTGTCAATATCTGTGATTGGATATATAAACTATGTCAACGCACAAGATGATGATATGGACGAAGAAGTCGAATGTCTGGCATTGAATATATACCATGAAGCAAGAAGTGAAAGTCTTGCCGGACAATATGCGGTTGCGGATGTTACTCTCAATCGTGTGAAAGACCGACGTTATCCATCATCTATATGTGGGGTCGTCAAACAAGCAGTACTGAGTAAGTGGGGAGTTGAGAGAGGACTCGAAATACCTAGACGCAACATGTGTCAGTTTAGTTGGTATTGTGATGGACTCTCGGATGAACCAGTAGAGACGTATTCTTGGTTACGTGCAAAGGACGTGGCACGAGATATGATTTTCTTCCGCAAGTACAATGGAATAACAGAAGGGTCTACACACTACCATGCTAATTATGTAAAACCTGAGTGGAGTTCCCACGAACGGATGAGATTGATTGGTAGGATTGGAGACCACATCTTCTATAAAGAGGAATACTAATGTCAATCGATTATGCATCGCTTCCAACGGGGTTGTTTCCAGAAGAAGCAGAGGTAAATAATGCATATATATTGTACGATTATACAGGTGGACTAATCTGTGTGTACGGTGATGCAGAACGGGCAATAGACCGCGCTGCAGATGAAGTGACTAAGGACTACCAATACAATACAGTACATGTTGATGTGTTTGATTGGGCTATCACAGTTAGAGGTGATTTAGGAGAGGTGACGATCCTAGTAGAAAAAATCAACTAAAGTATTGACAAAGACGTTGTTTTTTGTTATAATACTGAAAATGTCCCGTTCGTCTAGAGGTTAGGACACCGCCCTTTCACGGCGGTAACAGGGGTTCGAGTCCCCTACGGGATACCATATTATTAAAGGAATAGTGAAATGTTTAAGAGTGTCGGATTTGCAATTTATGATCTTTACAGATTTTTCTTTGATTTGAAAATAAACCCATTGAGGCACATTCCGAATGAACTTGTACAGTTTATTCTCATGTTCTACTTGTCGGTGATGTGGTCAGTAGTGTTCACTCTCTGGGCAGGGTACACTTACTTGTACGGTATCTATAGTACAGGAGGTCACCTTTTGGTACTTGGAGCATTCTTTATTACTGTCTCTGTATTCAAAGACGCAGAAAAGAATGGTCACTTGTGGGTACAGAGGACTAAGTTACCCTCAGTGCCGAAACGTCGTATTGTTTGGGATGTGGAGAAGGAAGGATGATTGAGATTGCGGAGTCGCCTATTTCCAAAACAGGTAACTCAGAGTGGGATGACACTTTTAACGAGTGTTTTTATGAAAACGCAAAAACCGTGATGTGGCCACATAGTTGTATGCATGACGGTTACATATATGTCGCACGAGGAGAAGAATGTTCTTGGTGCGGTGGAAAAGAAGAAGACGAACCACAGGGTGAAAATGTTGTGGTCCCTATATTAAAGCTGTGAGGTAACAATGCCAATTAAGTACAAAGAAGATAGTATCGTGAAAGATCGTATGACATTAAAGGTCACGACATCACGTTTCTATGTAAAGAACCTTTCGACGGAATCGTTGTGGGATGAGTTTTTATCATGTCGCACACCTAAGTTGAAACAGAAGTTCCGTAACGAATTAGCGAAACGCAAAGTCACCCATGAAGAGATGGTGGAACGGGCAAACGCGTGATTCTTAAATTGGGTATTCTTGCGGTCTTTTTATGCCCTATGGTATTTGGCGGTATTACGATGTACTACTGTCACAAAACTATACATAAAGAGACACTAAGACGATGGGGTAAAGATGAAGTTTAAGATTGTGTACAAAAACGAGAGCGAGTCTATATTTCCTTGGAGGTCTCGTTTTCGTGGTGTAGTGTTATGGCCATATATGATCATGCGTCCACGTAAGTATGCTACAGGGTCGGTAGCACAATCAGAATTGATGACACGGCGATCTCTTGTTAAATTATATCGACACGAGTTGCAACATTGTTATCAGATAAGAGAGAGGGGTGTTGTCATGTTTTATTTGCGATATGTCCTTCTCAATCTTACTAAGGGATACCATAATCATCCTGATGAAATAGAGGCGCGTCAGTATGAGAACGAAAAACTGACCCCTTTAGAAGAAAAGTGGCTCCATGAAGGGGTTGTCAATTTAGACGATTTGGACACTTGACAGTCCTCTTATTTTTTGATATAATATGCACATAATTTTGGCAAGTAGCTCAGTTGGTAGAGCCGATGACTGTTAATCATCTGGTCGCAGGTTCGAGCCCTGCCTTGCCAGCCAATATGCGAGAGTGGTGGAATTGGTAGACACGCTGGTTTTAGGTACCAGTGCTTCACGGCGTGAGAGTTCGAGTCTCTCCTTTCGCACCAAATTATTATGATCCAGTGAGAGTAGTATGACTATGAAGGCAGGAAAGATTTGGGGACAGACAGAACTCATTCATGCGAATGGCGTTCTAGAGTTTCATCGTATCGAATACAAGAAAGGTTTCAAGTGTTCCGAACATCTCCATGAATATAAGTGGAACGGTTTCTTCGTAGAGTCCGGTGAGATGATCGTGCGCGTATGGCAAGATGACCAAGACGGTCTTGTCGATGAGACCATTCTACGTGCGGGAGAGTTCACCCAAGTCAGGCCAGGCAAGATTCACCAGTTCGAAGGTGTAAAGGACGGTGTTGCATTCGAGTTGTATTGGGCAGAGTTCAATCACAACGATATCGTTCGACGCACTATCGGGAGTAAGACATGAACGGAGACCCATTAGCGAGATCGGACGGTCGTACTAAACCGGATCGCACATGGTACCCTGAAAACTTTGATTGGTATCTCAAGTGGGTTGCTTCTATTTTGATTCTAGTTTCCATGGCGATGCGTTCTGCCGGACCAGATTTTCGCATGTATGACTTGACAATTGGGTTCGTAGGTATTATACTATGGACTTGGGTATCAGTTATTTGGAAGGATCGCGCACTGATTATGTTGAATGCGGTTTCCTTGTTTATGTTAGGCACAACTATATTGAGAGAATGGTAATATGACTAAGAATGTATATGCACACACTCCACCTTACACTAATGAGACTGTAGAGTTTGAAAGGTATTCTGATGGGGTCTCTATGAGATCTGCCGCAGATATAGGTACCATCGATTACAAATTTAACGAAGGTAAACTTATAGAAGAGTTTAAGAGTTACATTGACTCTACTTACAATGCACACTATTGCACTTCTGGTATTCAATCCAGTGAAGTCATTATTGATCGCGGCCATGGTATGGGTTTCTTTCTAGGTAATGTGGATAAGTATAATGCACGTTATGGAAACAAGGGTGATGTATCAGATCACCGAAAAGACCTTGTAAAGGTATTACATTATGCTTTATTAGCATTGCACACACATGATTTGGAGAATAACTGATGGTCGACACAACAGCAGG